AACAATAATCGTGGCGTTGCTGTCACTGGCAGGAACGGCGGTCGGAAGTCTGCTGGGTATTATCACCAGCCAACGGTTGATTGAGTTTCGGCTGAAACAGTTGGAAGACAAAGTGAACAAGCACAACCAGATTGTGGAGCGCACTTTCCAGCTTGAAGGCCGCATGAACGAGGTTGAACACGACATCCGGGACATAAAGGGAAGGGGCTGATTCCGTTGGTGATTGACTGGAAAGCGAAACTGACAAGCCGTAAATTCTGGATGGCTATTATTGGTCTTGTGTCGGGTTTGCTGTTGGCATTCAAGGTGGATGCGCAGACAGTTGAAACGGTTTCTGGCGTAATTATGTCCGCTGGCAGTGTCATTGCCTACATCATAGGCGAGGGACTTGCTGATGCGGCGCACGTTGCGGATGGCGAAGTCTGGTATGAGATTGATGACCCGGCAGAGGTCGATGATGGCAAGTGACATGGGAAAAGTTTAACAATAACCCTGCTTCGCGCAGTGTCGGGGATTGTGTAATTCGTGCCGTTTCCGTGGCCTTAAATGTGGGCTGGGAAACGGCATATGCTATGATAGCGGTCAACGGGTTTCTGATGGGTGACATGCCGTCAAGCAATAGCGTGTGGGGTGCAGTGTTGCGTCAGCACGGATTCCAGCGCAGAGCCATTGAGAGTGACTGCCCGGATTGTTACACGGCAGAGGATTTCGTCAATGAGCACCCGAAAGGAATTTTTGTCTTGGGATTTGGCAACCACGTTGCTACAGCCGTTGACGGAAGGCTATATGATTCATGGGACAGCCGCAGAGAAATTCCGCAATATTTCTGGTTTAAGGCAGACGGAGGAGATTGAAAATGCCATACAACAGCTATTTCCCCGTGGGTTATCAGCCAGCGTACTACCAACAGCCGCAGTACGCCTATCAGAATCAGGCGCAGACAGTGCCGTCTGTCCAGCCCACACAGCCACAGCCACAGGCACAGCAGATGACCAGCGGAATCATATGGGTGCAAGGTGAAGCCGGGGCGAAGTCCTATCTGGTAGCACCGAACACCACTGTCCAGCTTTGGGACAGTGAGCGGCAGACGATTTACATCAAATCTGCTGATGCAAGCGGAATGCCGTCTATCAAAACGCTGGACTACACAATTCGGGATAGCCAGCCGAACAACGTCCATATTCCAACGGAAATGGCCTCTACACCGTTTGCAACCAAGGATGAAGTAAATCTACTGGGTGAGCGTTTGGACGCATTACAGAGCAAGCTGGACGGCATTCTACACTATCCTCGACCATCTGGACGAATCGACACATGAACCGCCGACAGAACCCCGGAACTCATTCGCCGGGTATTCGCTGGCAGATGGCACCATCCACTATGACGGTGATAGCGAGTTCGCACGGCTCATAGACGGAAAACCGCAAGCCGATGTCTGTGCGGTCATGGATGAACTCATGGCGACAATACAGGTGATGAATGAACGTTTGTACAATGGCGTCATGAGAAAACTGCAATAGCAGTGCAAGCCCGTGGGATGTTCCCCGGGCTTGTTTTTTATTTTTCTTAAAATTGACTATTGACATATTTATAAATATATGGTATTATTAAATCACCGGGAGGGATTCCCGGTAGAAAGGAAGGAGCAAGACAATGTACACTGAACTCACACCGCATGAAATCATGATGGCCTGTCCAGCAAGCAAGCGCAGTTGCATTCTGGATTGTTGGGAAGACACAGATGGTGTATGGGTGATGCTCAATCAAGAGTGGGAATGTGCGGAAGACCATGCGCACACTATCAGCTTAAATGGCGCGGCACAGGATGAACCGAAGGCCGCAAGAATCAAGGCATTACGGAAGGAATTTGCCGGGGTGAATAGGGTATAACAGAAAGGGAGGAGACACAGCAATGGCAAAGGCGACACCGAAAGCGAAAATCACTTGGGACGGCACTAACAGGGCGTGGACACTGTACTTGTGGATTGATAATGAGTGGTGCTATAGCAAAGCATGGGCAACCCGGCAGACAGAAACGCCCACGGGCGAAACGGTTGACTGGATTTGCGACAACATTCTGTCAGAAATCGCAATGTTGCAGAACATCGGCTATGAAGTCAAGATTCGTTGATGGGAGGAAAACACAGTGACGGTCAAAAAGGCGGTCGAGCAGAACGCACGGATTACCACGCTCAAGAAGTTTTTGCACAATGGTATGTGTACGCTGGCGCAGGCCAGCAGTTGTGTGATAGACATGCACGAACGGATGGAAATCAGCGTGCAGGAAACGGACGAAGCTATCAGGCAGTTGGCGAAGGTGAAAATTCCCCGTTGACTGCCATGAGTGTTACAATGTTACACTGTTACATGCAAAACACATATGCCTATAGAGAAAAAATATTTTTTCTGAAAGATACCAAAAAAAATAATTTCCCGTATAGGCAAAAAATGTGATGTAACTTTGTAACATTGTAACACTATCACTCTATATACACCACGGGCGGGGGCTGGGGCTGTCTGAAAAAAGTTTGAAATTGGCTATTGACATATTTATAAATAAGTGGTATTATATAGCCGTGGGCAGGAAGTGCTCACAGAAAAGGAGGGTTAAACAATGCGGCGCAACTGGATTTACTGGTTCATGATGAATGGTTTCAAGATGACTGTTATCATCAACGGCACTGAGGACGAAATGAGAGCCTACTTGCCCGAGATTAATAGCAAGGGTGACGGACACTATAGCGGAGCAACCGAGAAGGAAGTTGAAGCCGCCAGAGCGCTTGGCCTTCCGATTTACCTCGCTCCTACACTGTGACAGACTTAGCCGAGCCGGGGCGGCTGAAATCCCCGGCGCAGAAAAGGAGGACAACATGGACATCTACACCGAAATCACCGAACGCATTATTGAGCAGATGGAACATGGCATTATCCCGTGGCAGAAGCCGTGGGTCGGCAGTGATTCCACTGTCAGCCATGCCACAGGCCGCAGTTATAGCATTCTGAACCAGATTCTACTCGGCAAGCCGGGCGAATACATCAGTTTTAACCAGTGTGCCAAGGAAGGTGGCAAGATTAAAAAAGGTGCGAAGTCCCGCATGGTTGTGTTCTGGAAAATCCTTGAGGATGTGGACGCAGAAACCGGAGACGTAAAAAAGATTCCTCTGCTGAAATATTCCCGTGTGTTTCACATTGATGATTGTGAGGGCATCAAGGCGAAATACACTGCGGAAGACAAGACCTTCGACAACAAGCCGATTGAACACGCGCAAACAGTGCTTGACCAGTATCTCAACCGGGAAGGAATCAAACTGGAATTTGTGGACGTTGGTGGTGCATATTATAGGCCAGCGCAAGACACAATCCACTTGCCAGCACTTGAAAAGTTCGTCAGTTCAGAAGCATTTTACGACACTGCATTTCATGAGTGTGTACACAGCACAGGCGCGGAAAAACGGCTTGACCGCACAGGCATCACAGGTTGGGCGAACTTCGGCAGTGACGTGTATAGCAAAGAGGAATTGATTGCGGAGATTGGGGCTTGCGCAATCATGAACATCCTCGGTCTGGAAACCACAACGACATTCCGCAACAACGCCGCTTATATCCAGAATTGGTTGACCGCACTGAAAAACAACAAGCGTCTGCTGGTGGGCGCATCAACTGCCGCAGATAAGGCAGTAAGATTCTTGCTCGGCACAGAAACGGAGGGATAATGATGTATCATGGCAAGCACAGCAAGCCGCTGTTTGACTGGCGGCGGCTTGCTGAACTCGCCGCTATGTGCGTGGTTGAGTTGATTGCAATCTTTCTGGTGGCGGTGCTGTGGCTGAACTCATAAAAATTGGGGGTTGACATATTATCAAATATATGTTATTATATCTTTGCTGGCAGACAGTCAGCAGAAAGGGAGGGCAACACAATGACAGTGAGTTTCAGCGACAGGGAGTATCAGTTCAGTCACGGCAAAGCACCGAGAGGGCGCGGGTGGTGGTTGTTCCAGATTGGGCAGGACAAGGACATGAGCAAGTGGTTCGGGGCTGGTTGGACGCTGGCAGAAGCCAAGAAGGCCGCAAAGGAAGAAGCC